TCTTCGAAGCGAAGTACAAAACAAAGTCGCACAACTGTGAGGCTCACACCATCACAGGTAGCAATAGCTAAAAAATTAGGTGTGCCATTAGAAGAATATGCGAAACAACTAAATATCACGAAGGAGGTATAGGCATATGGAAAACGAAAAAAACATGAAAACCCCACGTGCGAGCGAAACTAGAGCGAAAACAAATAGACCTCAAGTTTGGACTCCACCATCATCTTTAGATGCACCACCTGCGCCACAAGGTTATAGACACCGTTGGTTAAGGGCTGAGTCTTTAGGCTTTGACGATACTAAAAATATCGCTGGAAGTTTAAGATCAGGATACGAACTCGTAAGAGGAGACGCGTACCCAGATTCACAATATCCAGTAGTTAAGGACGGCAAATACGCAGGAGTGATTGGAGTTGGTGGCCTATTGCTGGCTAGGATACCAGAAGAGATCGCTAAATCTCGAGAAGAGTACTTTGCAAAAAGAACTCAGGAGAGAACTGAAGCAGCGGAAAACGATCCTCTGAAGGAACAGCATCCAAGTATGCCCGTCACAAAAGACAGGCAGACTCGTGTAACTTTTGGTGGCAGTAAGAAGTAACTAATTTTTAGTTAATCTGATTCCAACAAGGTTTTAAAAAAATATAAACAAGGAGAAAAAAATGGCTAACTCAACAGGTGCTTACGGGCTACGTGCTCTAGGCAAATTTGGGTCAAATCCATCAGCTGGCGGACAAGGTGGCTATCTAATCGTAAATAATTACTCTACGAGTATCTTCCAAGGAGATATCGTAGGTTTAACTGCGACAGGATATGTATATCCTATAACTGCTAACTCGACTGGAAATATATTAGGCGTATTTAACGGATGTCTAATAGAAGTGAACCCAACAACTAAGAAGCCGAAATGGCAAAACTATTACTCACAAATTAACGTTTCTCAAGGAAACATTGATGCGTATGTAATAGATGATCCAAATCAGCTATATTTAGTAAAATCAACAAACACTGCATTAGGACAAACAGCGGTAGGAACTTCTTTCGGTATAGTATATGCTGCAGGAAATACTAACAATGGTCTATCTGGATCTTATCTAGATTTAGGCGCATCTAGTGCAACTGGTCAGTTATTAGTAATCAGCACATCGCAATTTGTTGATAACGTACCAGCAACGACAAACGAAGATTTCGTAGTAAAAGTGAAATCTAGTAAGTCAATAGCATAAGGAGATAACTAACTATGGCTATATCACGATCACAGCTAGTTAAAGAACTAGAACCAGGTTTGAACGCATTGTTCGGACTTGAATATAAACGTTACGAAAACGAGCACGAAGAAATCTTCGATAAAGAAACTTCTGACAGGGCATTTGAAGAAGAAGTTATGTTATCAGGTTTCGCAAATGCTGCGGTTAAAGCTGAAGGATCTGGCGTTACATACGACACAGCGCAAGAAACTTTTACTGCTAGATACACGCACAATACTATAGCTCTTGCATTCGCAATCACTGAAGAAGCGATTGAGGATAACTTGTATGACAGACTAGCGTCTAGATATACAAAAGCATTAGCTAGATCTATGGCGAACACTAAGCAGATTACAGCTGCTAACGTTATTAATAATGGTTTCAGCACAACCTACCCAGGTGGTGATGGATCTCCATTATTCTCAACAACTCACCCAACTATTTCTGGAACTTTCCAAAATACGTTGACTACGCAAGCTGACTTAAACGAAACATCTTTAGAGCAAGCATTAATTGATATTGCTAACTTGACAGATGAAAGAGGCTTAAAAATTGCTGCACAGGGAGAAAAATTAATTATCCCTACTGCTCTGCAATTTACAGCTGATCGTTTAATGAAATCTGCAGGTAGAGTTGGTACATCTGATAACGATATCAACGCAATTAGAAACATGGGAATGGTGCCACAAGGTTATGTTGTGAACCACTTCTTAACTGATACTAATGGTTGGTATGTTAAGACTGATGTTCCAAATGGAATGAAATACTTCGAAAGATCACCAATTAGAACTTCTATGGAAGGCGATTTCGAAACTGGTAACGTACGTTACAAAGCTAGAGAACGTTATTCTTTCGGTTGGTCAGATCCTCGTGGAATTTACGGTTCTGCAGGCGGAAGTTAATAGACTTTATAAAGGGGCTCTCGCTATGAGAGCCTCTTTATGTTATAAAAGAAAGATATATGACAAAATTGTTTCATGTTAAATTACGTGCTTACGGTTATGTAGCAGAATTTAATGTTATGGCGGAAGATACTACGACAAGTATAGAACAAGCTATCCTTGACAAAATAGGACAAAATGGGGTATTATTAAAGGACAGCGATAGAACTTTTACTAAAACTAAATGCTGGATAACCTATGAGGAGGTTGTAGATGGATCAAGTCCAAAGCCTTTACAAGAAGAAAAGGCTATTAGAACTTGATTGGGAACAAGCTCATGTTGAAGAGGGTAGATACTCTCTTAACATGGTTAAGATAGACGAAGAGATTCGATCTGTTATTAACCAAATTAAGCTGGCTGAAGCAGAAATTGCTTATAGACAGATTAAGATTGAGGAAAGTGCTCCCGATTTTTCAGTAGCTAGTTAAATAGCTACAAATTGTTAGTAAAAACATTATTTTTAATGTAGCCACCCCTTGCTCTTTTTAAAAAATTAAGCTATATTTCAACTCTATACATAACTTTCAATATAGACGGAGTATAGACGATTTGCCTAATAACTATATTGATAATTTAGGAGAATAAAAATGACACGATCATCATTCCAAGGTGTGGTAAGATCATACGGCGGACAAAACAAAAACTCTGGTGTTACACCAAGCGTTTTAAATTATGCGGAAGTAGTAACTTTTTCTGCATCAACAGCAACAGCAACTCCAATATCAGTTGGATCAACTGCTAATGGACTAGTTAAATTTGTATTACCAGTAGGAGCTATACCAACATCTTTTGTTGTAATTGCTGCTGCAGGAACTACTACAACTGCAACTGTAAATATTGGTGGATCAGCAAATGCAACTTCACTTGCACAAAATTTAGTTGTAGGTGTTAAAGGTATTGTTCAATTTACTGGAGCTTCAGTAGTTGGAACAGGACTTACTGCAAATACAACTGTATATGCACAAGTTGGATCAACAGCTGGAACTGGTAACATTACTGGTGTGTTTCAATACACAGTAGTTGATAACGGTTACGCTGGCGAAGAGTCTGGAAGTCAGTACTAATTAATTCTTTTCTAGGATCTCTCCGGGGATCCTAGGAAATACAAGGAGACAAAATTATGTCATATAAAGGTGATGTCAAACCGGTCACATTAAGTGCAAACGGTGTATTTTATACTACAAGAACTCGTGTAAGAGCTATTATGGCTCAACCAACATCTCCAGGTACTCCTGGAAGTGGAGTTATAAATACATTAGTTAATGCTACTACTGCATCTTCAACTTTAAATTCTTTTTATTATATTCCAATTATTGTTGGAACTAACTCATTAGAAACAATTTATTTACCAGAAGATGGTGTGTTGTATGATAATGGTGTAGGTTGCACTAGTATCTCTAACATGACTATTACGTTATTTATCGATAAGTAGGTCAAACATGACTACATCGGGAACTACTACTTTCAACCTAGATGTTGATGAGCTTATACAAGAAGCTTATGAAAGAATTGGTATTGATGGAAGTAGAAGTGGATATCATTTAAAATCTGCAAGACGTTCTTTAAATCTATTATTATCAGATTGGGATAATAGAGGTGTACATTTATGGAAAGTAAATTCAGCTACTTTAAATTTAGTATTAGGACAAGCTCAATATAATACTTCTAATTGTGCTCAATTTCCTACAGATGTTAATGATATTTTAGAAGCTTATGTTAGAAATAATACAACTTCTAATGCTCCAGTTGATATATCTTTAACTAAAATAGATCGTTCTGCTTATGCTGCTTTACCTAATAAATTAGCACAAGGAACACCTTCTCAATACTATGTTGAAAGAACAGTAAGTCCTAGTTTATATTTATATTTAACACCTGGATCTAATTTTTCTAATTCAACAACACCTAATAACTTTCAAGTTATATTTTATTATATGCAAAGAATACAAGACGCTGGAACTTATATGAATACACCAGATGTTGTATTTCGTTTTTTACCTGCATTAAATTCAGGATTAGCTTATTATTTATCTTTAAAACATGCACCTGAAAGA